TTAACTTTCCACTATCTCACTCATTGGCCGGATGTACGCAGCCCACTTTCTCCATCCGTTTGATGTCTTGTAGGCGTTGACAGCATTGTCGGGCACATAGATGTCAGGTATCCGGGGAGCGTTAAGCAGTGTCCAGTAATCGGTCGACGGAGGTGTTTCGGTCCGTATTATCAGGGTCTTCAACAGAGGAGAATTCCCCATACCGGTCACCGACACGGCATTTTCCCCGATTTCCACACGGGTCAGTCGTGGCATATCCCCCAATCCGCTAATTGCTGTGACATGGGGCGGATATACGAATTCCGAAATTCCGGTGCCGCCGAAAGCGCCAGACTCAATAGTTGTCACTGTGTCAGGAATGGAAATTTCTTTCAACGCCCCACAATTGTAGAAAGCCTGCTTTGAAATAGTGTCGCACCCATTGCCTATTATGCATCTTTCCAGAGAGACGCATCCGTAAAAGTATTGGTATCTGATATTCCTGTTTTCCGGCAATTCGATACTTTGCAAAGACGTACATCCGGTAAACAGATTATTGGACGAGGTGGTGAAATTTAGCCACTTGAACTCATTGAACGAGACAATCCGCGTATTGTTTGCAAATGTGCCGGCATTGATTACCTGTTGAACGGCCGCTTCCTCTTCCGTTATATAGCCGTCCTTGTCGGCATCCCATATGCCAAGGCAGATGCGCCGGGCTTCCGCGTCCTTGAAATGAATGGCCGCTTCACCGACAAGTACCAGATTCAGTCTGTTGAATACACTTCTCAGTGCATCCACCGTGTCCTGGTAGTACTTGGAATGCACAGTAATGGTGCCTTCCAGTACCGGTATCGGGTCTTCGCCGGACAGTCCCTCGGCTGACAAGCCGGAGTAGCTGCCGTCGGAGAGGCGGGCGAGCATGTCGAGTGCGTCGGCCGTGTAATACTCCTCATTGAAACCTATTGCGCGGATATGTTTCAGCGCGTGGGCATCACCCTGCGGTTGCTGTGCCTCGATGACGTCAGACAGCAGTTTCATGGGCTGCAGCAAAGGACAGTTCTCCACCCAGAAGTCTGTCACATTCGGGGCGCACTGGCCGATGCGCAATCCACCGGTGGACAGCAGGGGGAAGTTCCTGAAGCCGATGTACTTGTTGTTTGCCGGATACTCGATGACTTCAAGACTGCCGCCTTCCGGAACCTTAATCTGGCTGAGATTGGTTCCGTCCGCATATATCTCACGGATATTCTGGCAGGCGCTCAGGTCAAGAGTACCCTGCAAGGTGGCAATGTTTGACAACAGGACTTTCTGTAGGCTGCCGCAGTCGGCAAGGGTAAGCCCGGTGATGGTGATGATGACGTTTTCGGTCTTGCTGCCCAGGATGAGCTCCGTCAGGCGCCGGCCACGGACCACCATGGTGCCGCTGACGTTCTTCCGGTGCCAGTCGCCGATGGAGAGCAGCCAGCTCGCCGCCTGGATGGCGTTCTGCTGGTCGGCAGAGCCGCCGAGGTCGATGGTCATCCGGCACACTTCACCGGCCTTGGTCCTTGCGCCCTGCACGATGCTGGTACCGTTTGCAATGGCCGGGTACATGTCGAATGCCGGGGTTATCTCGTAATCTATCAGGTCGCCTGCTGCACGCACGATGATGGTGTCCGTTCCGCTGTTTGAAAACAGACCGTAGCTGTATTTCGACATGATGTACATGATGCGCTTCTTCACCCAGGCGGTTTCGGCAGAGCAGAAGTCGCCATGCGATTGGGTGATAGGGTCGGTGTCGTTGGTATAAGAGCCGCTGTTGTAGGCTATCTTGGCTATCTCGTAGCGTTTGGCATCGGCGTTGACCAGCGTGGCCGGGAAATAGTTCTTGATGCCGAGATAATACTTCTTGTAGAAGGCATATACCTTGTCATAGGGAGTGCCCGAGGATTGTCCGCACAGGCTTTCCATGGCACTGAGCATCTTCCGCATGCCTGCCGCAATCTCGGCGCTGAATGCCAGTTCGAGCATGTTCCAGAATACGGATGTCTCGCCGTTCCAGATGGGCTGGCCGTTACTGTAAACATCGTGCATCTCGCAGTGGTAGGGCTTGCGGTCCTGACCCTGGTTGTCTATCGGGAAGATGGTGTCGGCATCGTCCAGGCGCCACCGCCACTTGCTGCCGGTAGTGCAGAAGTTATACGGATAGGTGTTCTTCGCCCGCTGGTCGGTTCCGGCCGTAAACTCCACGAAATTATGATGGAATACGGCGTCGCTGATGTCGAAGCAGTCGGGGATGGTAGCCCGGAAAAGCTGCTTCCTCGCATTGACGAACAGTTCATTCAGCTGGTCGGCCGTGAAGGCTGATAAATCACTGCTCAAATACTCTTTGAGCTGTGTCTTAAGGTTAATCTGCCCGGCCCCGATGTCCGAAGGGATGAATTTCCCTTCCGCCGCCTCATAGTAGTACAGATTGTAGAGGTCGGCATCGCCGGTCTTGGCAATCCAGTACTCATACCCCGTGCTCCGATATTCCGCAACAGAAGCATTCAGCTCCGCCAGCGTGCCGCCAAACGGACGGATGCGGTTGTTGCAGACATATACGGCGTTATAGGAATCTATCCACCTCTGCGCAGAGAGCGGTTCGGTCTCGTCGGCATTCAGCTCTCCGGCGTCGAAGTCCCAGCAATTGGTATCATTATATTGGAAGGCTTCCTCATCGGCATTGTACGCCCAGTATGACTTGCCGCGGTTCCAGGGCACACGGAACAGTGCCCCCAGCGGTGCGTTGTCCGAGCCCTCTACAGAGAGAAGTTCCGGGAAAGCCTCCGTATCATAACCGAAACAAAGGTCATCTCCCTTGTCCGGGCCGAACGTAAATTCTCCCATGCAAGTATATACATCCTGCCCTTCCTCGTTCACGGACTTCGAGAAGCCGATGAACGGTTCCTGATAGACGGCCACACGTATCTTCGGGTCGGCAGCCATCGCCTCGTTCTTCATGCCTGTCTCCTTGAAGAGGGCATCGTAGGCATCCACGCTGCCTGCCTTGTGGTCCTGCATGGAGCTCGCCCAGTTCTTCTTGGCGGTCAGGCGCCCGGACTTCGGGACGTTGTCGTACATCAGCACACAGTTCTTGTCCGTGGTACCGTCGGCATAGGTCGCGATGGAGGCTATCTTGTTTCCATCAGCGTCCTTCAGCCCTTTCATCTTAAATCTAATATTCCACTCCAGGTATTTTTTGGAAGATGTACCCTGGCCTTCCACCAGCAGATTGGTAAGCGTGAAGTTCCTCTCCGGCTTGTCCTTGAAGAAGACTTCCAGATTACCCGCCACGCCCGAAGGGTTCATCAGGTTCGGGAAAGGCTTGTCTACCACAAACACGTTGTACAGCAGCTTCGTGGCATTGAAGTCGATATTCACACCCTCACCGTCCAGCACGAGGTTGACGTTTTTCTCCGCAAGCTTCTCGTCGGTGGTCACCAGCTGGTTGATATAGTTCTTCTGTACGGCTTCCGAAGGCAATGCACTGTCGTAGACACGCAGCCCGTACAGGTAGAGGTTGGCATAATCGCTACCCAGCACAATCTTGCCGTCATTGCGGAAGTAGTCGTTGTTCTCGTAGGCATACTGCCGGTTCTTCTTGCCGTTGATGTAGATGGCCACAATGTTGAACCCTGCATTCCCGTAGGCATCGGGCATCACGACTACTGTCAGGCGGATACGCACACCGTTGTCTATAGGTACGTCCTGCGTCGAGCTCTCCTGCATGGACTGGGAGAAGAAGGATACGTTCTCGCCCGACACGCGCAGGCCTACGTTGTTCTCCGCAATGGTGATGATGTCCTTGCTGGCATCCGAGGGATTCTCCACCTTGAAGTCGATTTCGATGGTCTTGCCCCGGCGGGCGGCTTCCGTGGCGAAGGGGCGGTAGTCTATCACGGCCCTGCTGCGGGCGAATATCTTCAGTGCCTTCACTCCGTCGGCGTCAGCCGCCCATCCGTCGTTGCTCCAGTTCAGGTTGCTCCACTCTACCGGTACGGCCGTCTTGTCCGCCTCGTTGATGACGCTCCTGTAATTCGTCTGCGAGTTGGCACGGGTCCGAGGATTGATATAGAGTGCGGCGCCTGCCGTAGCCGAATAGCCCAGCGAGTTGTTCACCGGCAGGACAATGGGTTCCGTCAAGGCATCCGCACCGTCCGTCACGCCGACCGTGACGCCGAAGTCGGCATCGTCATCCGTCTCCACCTCCATCGGGTAGGTGAAGGTGTTCCTTGCGTTCGCCACGATGGCGTCATTCTCGGAACTGTACACCTCCATGCCGCCTCTGGTGATGGAGAACCTTGCCTCGGTCAGTGCGGACGGACCGTCGTAGATGGCGTAGTCGAACACCGTGTTGTCCTGCCAGTTGGTGAGCTGTTCCGCCACGTTGTTCACGCACATAAGCTTCACGGCTTCGCTGGCCGTACGGATGCACATGATGTTGACCGATACGGATTTTGTCTGGATGGTATTGTCGGAGTTGGAAAGATAGAAACTCACGTTGTATACGCCCGTCGCTCCCGGATGCTCCAGCAAGTAGATATACGGAGTATCCAGATACACGGCTGTGCCTATCGCCTTGTCGTAGCTCTGGCTGTAGCCGTCGCCGGTGACGGTCAAGTGCAGCGTCTTGTTGATGTTGCCGTTGATTATCATCGGGATGTTGATGTCTCCGGAGAACGCCGTCCACCAGGCGAAGTTCGGGGCGCTGATGCCCAATGACGTGAGTTGCACGTTGTACGTCACCGGTGCGGTGGTCTTGTCGGTATTCTCCCCCTTGATGGAAATCTTCACGCTGTTGCTGCCTGATGACAGCCATTCGGCTATGTCCTGCCTGATGGATACGCCCGAAGAGACTTCCATCTGTTTCACCACGGTGAAGTCGGCATACTTGGCGTTCTTCATCATGATAGTGCACAGGCCGAGTTCTCCGGTAGACTTGTAGGGTTCGTCCAGGCTGTCGCGATACTGCGAGATGAAGGAGAAGTCAAGCACGCACTCCTCGCCGTACTGGGTGGCGAAGCCGAGCGAGGCCATGTTGTTCCGGACATATACGCTGTACATGGTTCCGGCGCCTCCGGCCAGTTCGCGCACAGTCTGTTCAAGCGTCGCACCGGAAGCGCCGTCGAAGGCTGTGCCTGGGTCGGTACCGATGACAAGCTGCGCATTCCTCACTTCCTGCAGGGCGTTTTTCAAGTTCTGCATCGCCGCCTTGTTCGTCTCGAGGCTGTTGTCGTTCACGCACTTGGCGAACTCGTTGATCTTTCCTACAAGTTCGTTCAGTTCCTCGGCCTTGAGGATGTTGCCGCGAACGAAGTTTCTGTTTAATTTATCCATAACCTATCCTAATATATCGTTGTCATCAAGCCTGCTCAAATCCAGCATGAAGTCTGCAATCTCAACAACCTTGCCGCCACGCACGGCAAGGGCGTGCATTATCAGGTTCGTCTCGAGCATGCCCGTGTCGGCCATGTCACTCTCGATACGGCTGATGACCGCATTCGTGGCACCTCCATCGTCACCGGTCACGCGCTTGCTCAAAACGAACCTGATGTAGCCCATGTCACTATTTTATCATATAATTCAACCATGCGTACGGCTTTCGGTGTCCCGTATACGAAAGGTCAGTCTGACAAGTAAAAGCCTCCCGCTCAAAACTGATGTTTCGGTATGCATTACCGGGTAACACAAGCCGAACGAGCCACTCCACCACATAACACGCATAAAAGGGGATATAAAGTAACTCACGCATTTGTTGCGTATGAATAAGTTCGTGGTTAATGGCTATGCCATCCAAAAAACTATCATCACGGACAAACAGAATGCCGAACAGATTGATTGCGGTAAAACCCTTAAAAGGGATAAACCCGTTCCTTACTATTTTCATTGTTCAGATTTTAATTGGTTGATAATTTCCCGTTTAATGGCCGCTATGAGCCGGGAGTTCTTCACTACAAGTTCCAATGCCTTGCAATAACGTTCAGGCACTTCCACCGCTTCTGTGGAGTAGTAAATCTGTCTGGCCAGCTCCTCAAAGCCTATGTCCAGCAGGATGCTGCCGTTGTACATCATTTCATTGCCGACGGTCTCGGCTGCGTCGAAGGTCTGTCTGCCGCCCTCGAATGAGGTCTGTGCCTCGATTTTTCTAAAATTAATTTTCATATCCATCCAATATTGGGGTTATTTGTTGCTGTATGTCTTGGTGAGGGTATGGTTCTTATAGAAACTTATACCCAAAAAGGGGGATATTTCCACATAATACAGGTCGGCACCATTGACTGACTGCATAAAAAGACTGTGAGGGTTGAACAAGCATTTCTCATTGCCGTTCTGAAGGAACATGCCGATGCCGCTGGTACCAGTATTGCTAGTGTAGCCGAAAGCGCCAACCAGGTTACCGGCATTGTCATATATCTTCAACCCGTTATCTTCAGAACCTTCAATACTGGTGTTACTGTCCACCCCTATGACAACACGGTTGCCTCCAGATGGAGACAGTGACTCGACAATGCCCACGAATCTTGCCCGGCCTTCATTGTCCCAACTGATGTTACCGTTTGCCAAACAACCGCTGCCGTCATTCTCCAGCAGGATTTTCCCGTCAGAAATGGAAACCCTGCCCTTGAATTCACCGGTCTCGGAGACAGTGATGTTGTTCAGCGTCAGGTTTCCGTCCTTGTCCACCACGAACGTGTCGTTCGCCACGATATGCCCGTTGAACCGGATGAGGTCGGCGCTCACCAGCGCATTGCTCTGGAACCTCCCGTCGGGCAGCTCGGTAACGAAAGCGGCTATATACGATTTCTTTACATAACCATCCGAAGCGGTTTTCTCTGCAAACATCTGCACAAGGTTTGATTCGGTGATGAGCCCCGACTTGTCGATGTTCGTGATATGCCCCGCCGCATCAAAACTCACCTTCTTAGACAGCAGCGAGTTGAAATCAGCCGTCGTCACCAGCCCGGAAGTGTTGATGTTCGTGATGTTTCCGGAGCCGTCGAAGTGGATGCCTTCAACCAGCGCGGCGATGGAGTCCTTTGTCACCTGGATGGCCGCCGTGTTCTCATCAGCCGTATCCTGCGCCCCCCGGGCAAGATAATAAGCGTCCCGGGCATCGCTGATACCCTGGTTGGCAAGCCTCGTAGCCTCGGCAATGCCATTTTCCGAATCCGTCACCGCAACCGTGATGCGGTCCCCCAGGTTCTCGATATAGGCAGTAGTTGCCGTGGAAGAAGGTTTCCAATGGCTGATGCTGAATGCTGCTCCTGCCACCTTCGCAGTCTTGCATACGAGAGCATCATTCTTGTAAATAGTGGTGCCGTCATTGTACGTCGCGTTCACCCACATGTCTCCCACGTCGTAGGCATCTGCCACAGTGGGCTGCGACACGAATACACGCCGCTTGCCGTCGGCCGTATCCTGCGCTTTTTTAGCATCTTCCAGCGCCTTCAGCGTCAGGTGGTCGGTGATTTCTTCCCAGGCACCCGACTCGAACCGGTAGCCCTGCCCGGTAGCGGTGTTGTAGAACAGGTCCTGGTCGTGCATGGCCTTCAGCTCCGCAGTCGTCCATTCCGAAGCGGGAATGTTACTCAATGTAGGCTCATAGTCATAGAACCACATCGTGTACTCCTTGTCCGTCTGCTGCTTGATAATGTCGAGATTCACCTGCATGTCGTCAAGGGTCTTGTCCATGTCCTTACCCGTGGCCTGGTTGATAAACCTGGCGGTAATCTCGCTGAGCACCGTATTGAAGTCAATCAACGGTTCGGGCATCGTGTACGAGTTTATCCCATTGTATATGCGCACATAAGGCCCTCCGGCGGTAACGCTGTCCCATACAATGGCACCCTGCCGGCCCGTGTCCGTCCGGTTGCCGAGCTGCACGATGCTGTCTCCGGCAAGCGGGATGTCGCTGCCCGATGCACAGTCGTCCTTGGAGAGGTCTATGTAGTCGTCTCCCGTACCCGTCACGAGCCGCCAGTAGTAGTGGTTGCCCGATTTCAGGTTGAACGTCTCGCAGATGGCCTGGTCATCCTCCTGGAAGGTGTTGTACACGGTACGCCCCTCCGAATCAGTGGTCTTGAAATAGCAGCGCCAGTATGTGCCCTTGTCCTCCACGCGGTTGCAGATGATGCCGCCGCCGGTATTGTACTGCCTGCCCCCGACATAGGTGGACTGCTGCACCTGGATGTCCTCCACGCTCAGCTTCTTCCGGATGTCCACAAAGTCGATGTCGAGATGGTAGTTGCCGTCCGCGTCCCGGTAGATGCCGAAACCTGAGCCTCCGGCTGAGAAGTTCTCCGACACGAGGTCTTTCAGCAGCATGATTTCGTTCAGTGTTGCCGTGCCCTTCACGTTGATGCCCTCGATGAAGGTCATCAGTTTCTCGATGGTCTCGGCGATGTCCTTGCGCACGTAGCGGTCGTCGTTGTCGTTCTTGCTGCCTATAGGGTCAAGCTTGAAGTGCCTCTTCCCGTCGGTCTCCGGTATGCTGTCGTCCTTCGACAGCTTGTAGACGGCCCCCCCGTTCTCAAGGGTCGACACGAGCTGTCCCGCATAGGGGAAATAGGCTTCGGCGTCGGTGTTCCTCGCGTATACGCGTGCGTCCTCTATGGTATCGAATACAGACGAGCTGTCGATAGGCCGGTACGTTGTCCTCTTGTATTGCAGCGCGAAGCTGCTTCCGTTTATCTTTACCATGTCAACTCGTTTTGAATGTGAATGTATCGGCATCGTTCGTGCCGTCGGTCCGTATCACCCACATGCGGTAATCCGTTGCCTGGCTTCCGTTAGCGCCTTCCACAGAGATGGAAGTGGGGCCGCTGCACACTCCGGTGTCTTCGATAAAATTACCGGGATATGCGGTCAGGGTGAGCTCGCTCACGGTTCCCTCAGGTATGCAGATTACGATTGTCTTCCACCGGCCGGCACTGAACTTGTAGCTGCCGGCCCCGGTGTACATCCCGCTGCTGCCGAGTGACCGTACCTGGGCCGATGTGGCAGGCACAGAGTCCACAACCCCGGCAAACCACTTGCGGCGCACGTTTACGCTGATGGTGTCGTTCAATGTCTTTTCCGGCAGCTGCCCGTCGGCCGATGCGGCATAAGTGACGGCGGCCTTGTAGGTCTCCCTCTCGATATAGGTGCCGGACAGCCGTCTGACAGCAGTCTGTACACCGGAATTCTCTTCCGAAAAATGCAGTATATTATCCTTCTTGTCATCATAGTAGGCTTCCTTCATGGCACCCTGTCCGTTGCGTGTGGCCGTGTAGGTGATATATCCTTTCGGAGTGCCATATTCCACATCATTTGATGTCGATATGCTGCTCCGGAGTTCCGCTCCTACCGGTCTGTAAAGCATATTGCGAAAAATCTTTTCCCATGTCTCTCCGGAAGCAACCACATCTCCCTTCTTTATATATCCTACATCGCTGGAATTGACAAGGATATCCTTCTTCAGTTTGTCAGACACCTCTGTGATGGAAGAAGAGCCACTGCCTCCGGAAGAGGAACTCCCCCCCATTGACACCACATACTGCAACTGCGAGAGGCTTGCTTCCACTGTCCTCTTCCATCCCTTGCCGACCTTGTTGGTGCACTCAATATTGGCGATTCCCAGGTTGTCCAGCTTCCGCACCACCTTCGTCATCCGGGTATCGAAATATCCGGAAGAGAAATACTTGTCACTGAGCAACCGCACACGTTGACCGAGCTGTAATGGTATGTTTTGCTTGTCCACCCATATATAGTCTGTGTCGCCACCATAGATGGATATGTCATCGCTGTATTTCTCCAAGAAACTGTCCACGGCAGCCTTGTAGTCCTGCTCAGCCTGAGCTTCGTATGATTCTGGCATGCGAATATTCCAGGGAATATACGTGTCTCCCGGCTGGGGTACAAGGTTTCCGCCCGGTATCTGAATGTCATCGGAAGGATAGGTGTTGATGATTTCCCATTCCAGCGTATCCGAATTATAGTTGGCCTCGAACCAGTAATTGTTGCTTTCGGAATTTCCCTGCCCGGCAAGGTCACCGGTCTGAAAGGATATACGTTTCACAAGCCCGGCAATCTCGTTCTTGTTCGGGTCAAATAGCATTCCTTCGTCATTAAAATAGTAGACCGTAAACTTCTTGCCGTCCTCATCCGTCTTTTCTTCACTTCGCACAGAGGTGACCGTTCCGGTGTATTTCGGAAAGATTTCCGAAAATGCGGATTCCTCCACATGCTCGAACAGTCCGTAATGCGTGTTCCGGTCCACATATTTCGCTTTGTCCGGCAACTGGAGACGGCTGTAGCCATAGCGGCTGCGGTCTATGTTCTTAGTGCTGCCAAGAGGAATTAAACGTGTAAAGAACTTCACATCATCACTGTTTTCCGACTGTACCAACGAGGTGAGGCCCTGCAAATAGCCCAGTTCTACGAGCTCACCACGTTCACAACGGGTCAGATTGATTTTGAAATCATCCACCCACCATTCGGACTCAAAAGCGTCGGACATCAGCGACAAGGCATCCCAACAAGTGGCATTGTTGTATTCCACTGTCTTGTTCGCGGATTCCAAAACTTCACCAATGCTCCATACCGGTATAGATGACAATCGGTTCATGTTATCCACCCATTTCTGCAGATGTACCTTCGGACTGTCATTCAGAGAGAACTGCGGTTCATACGCACCGTCCGTCAGGTGCAGGTACATCACCTGCTCAGCGTCGTGGATGGGGGCGTAGAACTTCACCGAGTAGTTGTACGTCTGCCTGTTCTTCTGCTTCGGCTTGTACTCCTTCTTTATACTGAACTTCACTCCCTCCAGCAGCACATAGTCCTCCACGTCCAGCATCACGTAGGACGGGTGGGTAAAGGAGACCGACACAGAGCATTCCTTCATCAGTTCCTGGTTCCAGGTGGAGGAGGAGGATGTGGAAACCGTCAGTTTCAACTCTCCGGACCGGTTATAGATTTTGAGTTCCATTCAAACAGCTTTTAATCGTTATTTAAAGAGCTCCGGGTTTCGGTTCCCGAAACTTCATTTTCCATTTCTCTACGACCGTTCCGCCGGCTACATCCGTCACGGTATCGAAGTCGGAAGAAGACTTGTAGTAGAACTTATAGGTGGATGTCTTCCCCTTTACCTGCAGGTTCACCCATCCGGAATACATGACCTTCATCAATGCCGCACGGCGGGTCTCGCATTCCTCCGGAGAAGAGGCGTATACGGCGAAGTACAACGTCACGTCACGGGCCTTGTAGCAGGATGACGGCAATGCCTCCGGCAGTTCCTCGCCGTTGCGTTCCCGGAAATCCACGGCAGTATACTCCTTCATCTCAAGCGGTTTCAGCAACTCGCTGAGATTAAAGTTATCCTCCTCTCTGTCCTCACAGAGGAAAGCGGAGTATTCCGTCCAGGCATCCTTGCCGTTTATCGTCATATATCCTGTCAAATCTTTCATAAGCTTGCTATATCGTTTTCCATCCGTCCCGGTCCTTGCTTGCCAGAAGGTCGAATATGTCTTCCAGTATCTTGCAGTAAGCGGTGTTCTCAGCTATCTGCAGGAATATATCATGGTCGGCGGAACGTCCCTTCATCAGTTCCTCCAGCAGACGGTGCATGCCACTGGCATGGTCCTGCAGGGAGGTGAACAATCCCTCCAGCTTCGTACCCTGTTCCTGGCTCATGGCGGTAAAGACACCGCCGCGTCCTGATTGGCTGCCTCCATCTTCGCCCGATGGTTTCCAGTTGAAATCTTCCATCAGCTGCTCACGCTCTTTCAGCATCTCATCGATTATCTTCCGGTAATCCCCGCGCAGCTTCTCCGCCTCCGTGGAAGAAAGTCCGTCCTTGTCGGCCATGTCCGCCCATGAGTCATACAGTTTCTGTATCCGGTCCTTGTATCGCGTGGCTACCAGTGCGGAGAAAATGGCATTCTGCAGGTACTTCTCAAAACTGTCCGCAAAATCCTCCGAAGTGGCATCCATATCGGACAGCATGGAGACGAAGCTGTTATAGAAGCTGTCAAAGTCCGTCTTCGTCAGTGCCTCCTTGCGGGCTTCCTGCACCTCCTGCCAGGCTTCCTCGCTTTCGATAATCTGGTTCAGGTAGTCCTGTGTGTCCTCGTGCAGTTCGCTCCAGAACCCGCTTGCTTCATCACGAAGTCTCACCAACTGCTCATACGAGAGGTCGAAGAGTCCCGTCATGCGACCGTCCCCTATGCCGTATTTATCGAAGTCGCTACCCAACACCTTCCTGGCTTGCTCCCAGGCGGACCGGGAGATGTCCTTGCGCTGGTCGGTACCGTGCGAGGCGCTTGACCCCACGCCCAGAAACCCCTTGCTTGCACCTGCATTCAGATAGGCCTTACCCATCTCCCGGGCATAGTCCTGCTGTTTTTTCAGCAACTCACGGGCACGCTCATAAGAGTTGTCGGCATTGGCGAAGTCGTCCGCCTCCATGGAAGCAACGAGCTCCTTCTGTTTGGAAATGACCCTGTCGAGTACTTCCATGTAACTCTCGTATTTCTCTTTGGCCTGCTGGTAGCGTCTTTCCGATCGTTCGCCTCCCCAGTCGGCACCGAACAGGCTGCCCACGCTCTTGATGGCACCGCCCACGGTGTTCACCACACCGCTTATCATGCCGCCGATATCCATGCTGAGCAGTGATTGGGCAAACTGGCTGATGCCTTCGCTCATGGTGTTGAATCCTTCCACCACACCTTTCACATTCTCGTCAACAGTGACGCCAAAGCCTTCCAGTGTGGAGATGATGGTACCGGCAGCCTGACCGTAGGATGACATCCTGCCCGCCACACCCTGCAGCGATTGCGCCAATGCCGCCTGCTTTTTCAGACGGTTGTTCTGGGCGGCTGCAAGGTTCCTTTCAGCCTGCTCCTGGGTCAACAGTCCGGCTACAAGTCTGCCGGTCTCATCCCTATACATACCCGTAACCACTTCACCTCCTGCCATTACGGTGTTCAGGTCTTCCTGGGCGCTCTCCACTGCCGCCTGGGATTCGCCGTACTCTGCCAGCGAGCGTTTCAATTCCCGGAAAGGCTTGCGGTCGGCAATCTTCAGGTCTATATCCGTAAGGGCATCCTGCAATTCCTTTAAATCGGACGGGCGCAGCTCCTTGGCGGCACCGCTGATATATTCCCTCAGCTTGTCACGAAGCGCGGAAAGCGCTTCCGTACTCTGTCCATCCAGATTACCGAATACGTCGGCCAGGTTGACGGTCTTCTTGAATTCCCCGAAGTCCAGTTCTTTCAAGTCGTTGTCCCGTTTCTTTTTCAGTGATTCCTTCTCGCCTTCGGTTTCGGCACGGGCTATCTTCAGTGCATAATCCTGCACGATGGCAAGGCGCTTGTCCTGGTAAGTGCCGTATTCCTTGTTGTAGTCAATCCAGTCCTGGCGGTTCTTCTCGCGCCATTCCTTTTCTATATTATAGGTGTCCTGCAGGTATTGCACCCGGGCAAGGGCGCGTTGTGCAGTCGCGCCGTCCTTCACCTGCCTCTCTTCTTCGGGAGTCACCTTTCTGCCCGCCTTCCTTGATTTCTCCAGTTTGGCAAGGGTATCGCGTTCTTCCTTGTCGATAGCGGCAAGAGTGTCATTATACTCCTTTTCGGCAAGCGCCTTGCGTTTTTCCCGTCCCTCCACCATCACGGCGATGCGGGCGGCCTCCACTTTCCGCTGGGCACGGATGCGGGCGTCGGCAAGCTCGGCGGCATAGTCAAGTCTGGTACCTTTGGAATTTTCTTTGTCCGTCTTCTCCGTGATCCCGGCTTCCTTCAGTTTTCTGGCGGACTCCATCAGTTTGTCATTGTATGTTTTTGTATAAGTCTCCGCATCCTGCTCCGCTACTTCCTTAATAGCATTCTGTTTCCCGATACCTGCATTCCAGACGGTTTCAGCCCTTGATGTGCCTTGTTTGTCGGACATGGAGCCCGGAGTCCATTGAGGGTCAAGGAACAGGAATGAAACCGCCTTGTCTTTCCAGCTTGGACCCTCCTTCTTTTTCCGATCTATCTCCGTCTGGGCCTTCAATGCCTTTTCTGCCTCTTCCGCTGCCAGCTTAAAGGCTGCGGCAGCCTCCGCACGCAAAGTCATGGCCTGGATAAAGGCCTCCGTATTTGTAACCAGCGCGTTCTCGGCTTCATCCACATTGCTTACGGACACGCCCAGCTTGTCAAATTCGTCCTTGTTGTCCGTAATGAACTTCTTTTTCTCTGCCAGGTCATTGCCCAGCTGATTCCAGCGTTCCTGCAAGGAGCGGATTGTAACAAGCTGTCTGCCGAGGCTGGAAGTGTCCAGCGAGTCATTTATCTTTTCCTGGGCATCCGCCATCTCCAGGGCGGCCCTGCTTCCTTTTCGCATCCGGCCGGCAAGCTCCCATATCTCTTTACTGTATACGACAGTCAGCGTGATGGCGGTAGCCATGAAAGTCTGCCACGAGAAAAGGGACGAGAGCACCTGCTTCCATACCGGTGTCGCCTTCTGGCCTGCCGCCGTCAGTCTCTCGTACTCCTTTCTGGCATTGCCCACCGCATCCGTAAACATCGGGATGTTGTTGGATATGGCCAGGAAGAACATCTGCGGTCCCATGGCCAGTGACGGAAGCTCGCGGGCTATCTGCGCCATGCTCATCTTCACGCTGTTCAGTTTCGGTGCGGGGTCATTGCCTATGACGGGTGTCTCGCCCGCCCGTCTTTTGGCAGCCTCGTATTCCTTAAGCTGTTCCTTCAACCCGCCGATGGCACCCTTCAGCGCCTGGATGTCAGCCATCTCCCTCTCACCGGCAAGCCCTTGTTTCTGGAGATTCTTATACTCCTTCTCCAGATCTTTCAGTTCCAGTTTCAGATGCCCGATCATCCGCCTGGTGAAAGCCTCCATGTTGGCCACGTTGCCTTCCACCGACCTCATGCCCGCCAGCGTCTTGTCATCCAGGAATATTTCAAGTTTAATGGGATTCATCAGCGTTTTCCTCCTCGTCAAGCAATTGTTGTAAATAGTCTGCCGGAGATATGTCCGGCTGCCCGTTGCGGCTTCTCCTCTCGGCAACCATCTCCTGCGTGGTCTTCTTCCTTCCCGGCACATGGCGGGGGAAGTCCTGCCACATCAGCATCAGCATCGGGTAGTTCACACCGCGCATGATGTAGTCCACACTCCAGCCCGTGTCACGGGCTATCTGTCCCACGAGACCGAACGGGCTATGGGCGGGCTCCGTGTACCCCTTTAACTCCCGTTCTGTTTTCTTTGGCTCAGATTGGGCGCTGTCAGGCTCATCACCTCTGCCAATCTGATAGTACTCCCGAAAGGGACCGTGCTCATCGTGCTCAGGGCGATCATCCATGCCTCCTCCAGGGCGGCGGGGTGCATGCAGTTGCGCAGCATCCATGCCACCAGACGGTTCAGAAGCCTGCCCGACACCCTGCCGCGGACGATGGCATATGCCACCATGCGGCTCACTGTTTTGGTATGCTTCACCATAAACTCCAGCTTCTGTTCAAAAGTGTAGGCCCTGAGTTCCTCGTGTGTCACACCCAGTTTCAGATACATCCGTGCCATGCGGCAGCGGCTTTCCAGGGTTGGTATCCGCATCACCCAGCGGATGTGTCTCCCTCCGGGAAGCCGCAGCGGAAGGGAGATGCCGGCATCCGACATGACCCTCTCCGCAAGGGATTCCATTTCAAAGTTCGGTTTCATGGGCAGCCCCCCATTAGCCTGCAGCCTCGGTACCCGTATCCGGGTCGATGCCCTTGGCGAAGAGCTTCATGCGCTTGCCCTCGGCATCCTTCAGCAGCTCGATGTTCAGGGAAAGCCCCAGCACGTTGGAGGAGTTGATGCCGTTAGCAAAGTCACTGCCGGTCACCTTGGCATTGTAGAAGCGCAGGGTCTCGCCGCTGTCGGCAACCACGTCCATCACGCCCGTGGCTTCCCAGTTCTCGGGGGGCTCCCAGTTGTTCTTGGCGTCCTTCGTGCCGCCGATGGTGTTCACCAGGCTCTCGGCGTTCAGCTCTATCAGGGTGCAGGTGAATGCCTTCTTGCCGGGATTGGTGGTGAGTGTCATTACCGGGCCGTCCTTCACCTGCGCGGCGTAGATGTCCGTGGTACTCGGGGCGCTCCCGGCAGGCTGCAGGCCTTCCTCGCTGATAAGGCCGATTTCCTTCTCCTTGAATTTGAGGTGCGCCAGTCCGTAAATTAATCCGTCCATAAATTCTTTTGTTTTTTAAGTTCTGTTCAATCGCCGTTTAATCAGTATCAGAAGAAGGACGGCAACGGCCAGCCGACCTGTCCATATTTGAAACCACTGCCAGCCGGTGGGTTCCCTTATCACCTCAGGAGGCAGGGTCTCTACCGCTGAGGATGTCTCGTTGCGGATACGTGTCAGTTCTTCCGTCAGCATTATTACCTGGCGTGCCAGACTGTCGCAGGTGGCAGTCACCTCCAGGCTGTCTTCCGATATGCGGTTGACATTCACTGTTGCCTGCCCACTACGCTTACTGAAGCCCGTCCCCACAGGTATCGAGGTCAATATCTTCGTCGGAAATGCCGTCCTCGCCACACTGGGAGGAACGGGCTGCTGAAGGAGAGCGAACCCGCTTCTGCCTTGCAGGCTGTCGGTAACGAGGCTGTTCCGTGTCAATCGTCCCGGACTTCTGCAGCTCGTTACGGATAGGGCAATCGTTCCAGTGACGACAAGCAGTAGCGCGAGCCACCGTGCGGTCCAGTCGGGCGATGGCCCGGTAAAGTTTTCTGTTCTCATTGATGGAACTCATTAAGTCCGAACGGAGATTCTGAATGTTGTCCATATAAGCAGCATCCACGTCTCCGCTGTTGCGGGCCTTTGAAAGGCGGCGGTTGAAGAACCAGCCCAAAGCGGTTCCGATTGCCGCACCCAGTCCCGCGGGAAAGAGGCTGCCTAATATCTGCATCAAAGTATCCATCCGTTTTTGTTTTTTTAATTTCTTGATTGATTAGAGCAGGCTCCAGCCGGCTTCCACGTCCGCCATCACTGCCGGAACACCGTTTTCAACCTGCGACATCGCAGCCGCAAAGGCACACATCGTACCCCGGTCGTCCACATCGGGCACATGGCTTGCCGGCACCTGCATCTCCCTGCACACACGGCTGATGTAGCCGTTCGTGTTGTTCTCTGTGGGCGGTGCCCAACGGCGGATAAAGTCGGCAATGGTGCGGCAACCGTGTTTGCGGCGGTAGTTCTGTAACAACTTAAGACCGGCACGGTAGCCGTAGGCCATCGTCCTGAACTGGCAGAACGAACGGTCCTGCGAAGGCCGGATTTCCCCCTGCCACACGGTGGTGGCAGAGAGACGGATATTCAGCGGGTTATTGTTGCGTAGTCCTCTGCTCATCACTCGCTGATATCTGAAGTTCCGATACTGATGTAGGCGTTTCCGTCGTACATCAACGTGGTGACCTTGTTTGCGGCACAAGCCACCTCGCCGATGGTCTGGGCATTGGCACTGGCGTTCTTGACGATGAGCAACGAACCTGCCTGGACTTGCGTGTCCAGCGTGAAAGTCGTTGCGGCGGTTCCGGCTGCAATATCCACAATCTGGGGATTGCAGTCATGTACCAGGGACTTGTCTTCGGGTTTGCGGGTTACGGCAACCGGGAACGGTATCTGTACACAGCGGTCACCTTCTTCTGTATAGGGGGCGAAGAAGTCAAAGCTTCTCCGCGATTTCATGTTAATGTAACTCATTGCACTTTAATTTTCAGGGTTAGGATTTCTTTGTGGTAAACATGGCGCCCAGATACTTGCCAGTGATGGGCAATGCGATACCGCGCATATTGAAGCCAAGCACATCACCGCGGTATTCAGGGTCGTTCAGACGGTAGTACATGTCCTCCATGCTCTTGGCACGGCAGACGGCGTCCCGATACCATACAGTGGAGGCGATAGCGTCCGTATCGCGGACAGGAGCACCCCATTCCACCTTCTCACCCGTAGTACCGTTGTATTTAGGTACCATGGAAGTGACGTGAATTTTGAAACCGAACATAGAACCGGTAGAGAAGAACGTCTTGAACATCTCCAGGTCTTGAAGCTGCAAGTCGGTAGCATGGTACGGATGCAGTGCCAGGATTCGTCCTTCCTTGGGTACCTGCATCATGTCAAGCTGGGTGGAGAGCGCCAGAACCTTTTCATAGGTCATGACCACATAACCGGTACCCTGTTTGCTGGCGTTGCCATCGTTGATTTTTATAACCGGGGTGGTTTCACTATCCTTCTTGGGTGCCCAGTTGTAGATGGCCAGCTCGGAGAACTGCATCTGCAAAGACTTCTTATGCCCGGCAGCCACACTCCTGCGTTTCTCGGCGGATTCCTCGATTTCGATGGCGTTGATATGTACGGTGTTTTCCGTATCGAAGCGCTTCATCGGAATCTTGTAAGGCTTGTCGCCGCGTGCCACTACCGGTATCGGATATACCTCATTGTCGATGAATACCCTCGGGTCGATACCCGCTTCCTGCAGGTTCAGGTACTCGTTATCGGTCCACATGCTGAAATCACGCGAGTCGGAAACGAACGAGGTTTCCGGATAGAACTTCTCGATAATCTCGGGAATCCAGATTTCCTTGTTAAGGCCCTCCGCCAGGCAGCCGGTAAGTTGCAACGGAACCAGCGAAAGCCCCATCTGGATGCCGAACATCAGGTTGTGGTCGATGCCGATACTCTGGGCAAACAGGCCTGAGGTGGCGAAATTGAACAGCAACGCTGTGAGCAGCGAAAAGATGAATTTTGTCTTCATTGTCTTTTTATCTTTATATTTATAAAATGATTATTCCGGGTACTTACCGTAGGCTTCATGGAACTTCTCCCGGTAGAGGTCCCTGTCCTTTTTAAGTTCCTTGAGCATATCCTTCTCCAGGATTTCCTTGAAAGTCATGTCTGCCAGCTGTACGTTTCCTCCGGCCTTTCCTTCGGTCTGTACCTGGGAACTGATGGACTGACGTACAGAAATGGAACTGAGGCGTACTTCGGCCTTTGCAAAATCAATGGCAAAGTCCTCCAGCCAACTATCACGTCCTTTGGCGTCAATGCGCCCGTCTTTCACTGCCGCGTCCACCAATGCGACGGCTTTCTGTTTATCGGCTTCCTTCTCCTTCGTCTCAAAGGCCGTTACACGTTCCTGCAATGTCTGTTTTTCGCTCTTGAGCGTGGCGTTCTCGGCCTGCAGGTTGTCACGCAGGGTAATCAGGTCCTGTACGGCTTCCCGGATAGCCTGGTCGGATGCGGAATCCGACAATTTCAACATCTGTGTCAAATAACTCATATTGTTCTCTCTTTTATGGTTAATACTGATTTTTTTATCCATCAGCCTGACAAGCGCCTGCCTGTCAGACAAGTCTATACGTTTGTTTGTCGCGCGGTCATACATGGCAAGGGCATTGTGGTTAGAACCTATGGGGCAGACAGACATCTCCCGCATGGTCCACCTTGTGGCGGTGGGACCCGTCTGTCCCGGAAGTTTCAATGCGGGATCATCGCTGACCTCTTCAGGCGGCCAGGCGCCGATACTGGCCATGCGCAGGAAACCGCGCTCCACCTTACCGGCTATCGTACGTCCTTTTTCGTCTTCCTCGTCGAATACAACGTCCACGAGAATCCTGCCGTCCTCCACACGCACGTTCTCGCCGCGCCCTATCGGGGTTTCCCAGTCATTATGGTTATAGAGTACTACGGGATTCTTTTTGAATTCTTCCAGGTTGGCCCCCGAAGTCAGCATGCGGAAACCGTAAGTGTTTACGGATTCGTCATGTACGCAGAATGTATATGCCTTGCCCATTGCTTTTCTCATTTTGTTTGCTGCAAAATTCAGGTATAAAAAGAAGGTGTGCAAATCCCCTTGTAACAGTTTCCCTCCGGCTGGAAACTGTTACAAGCCAGGTGGAAACCATTACAGGCGGATTATTTTAATCGGTATGCGCTGCCTAACTTTGTACTGTAATAATCAAGAGAATGAATATGTCCAAGACACTAACAAACCAACAGAAAAAGGACTGGGCGAAGATGCTCTACATGCAGGGAGAACTGCAAAGCAGGCAGATAGCCGAAAAGGTGGGTGTCAGTCCTGTCACCATGAGCAAGTGGAGCAAGGAGGGTAACTGGGAAATGCTGCGGGCGGCCGTCACCACCACGCGGGAGGAACAGATACGCAATCTCTACATGCAGATAGCGGAAATGAACAAGGCCATAGCCGAGCGCGGCGACAAGTATGCCACTTCCGCCGAGGCCGATACTATCAACAAACTCTCCGCCGCCATCGCCAAAATGGAAGGAGACTACGGCATAGCCGATATCATCAGTGTGAGCAAACAGATTCTTTTCTGGCTGCGCAAGCGTGATCCGCAGAAGGCAATCGAACTGAGTTATTATTTTGACGAATTTGTAAAGGAGAAATTAAGGTAAGGCCATGGCAAAAAAGAGACTGACAGGAAACAACAGGGCACTCTCCGACGACTGGGAAGAAACCCTGAGGCAGATACGTACACAGACCGCTGTAGACTTCACCATGACCGGAGAAGAAAAGGCAAGGAAATTGCGCGAACTGGAAGCGGACCCTCTCGCATGGGCGAAGTTCATGTTTTACCAATATGCCAAATACGAGTTTGCAGGATTCCAGAAGAAAGCCATCAGGCGCATCATCGGGCATTCCGACGGGAACTGGTACGAAGTGCTGAGTTGGGCGCGTGAGCTGGCAAAGTCCACCATCGTGATGTTCATAGTACTCTACCTGGTCATCGTGAAGAAGAACAAGCGGTGCGTCATCATGGCATCGGCAACCAATGACGGCGCGAGGAAGCTGCTGAACCAGTACCGGGCACAGTTCGAGGCGAACGAGCGGCTGAAATATTTCTACGGCAACCTCATCGGTGACAAATGGACGGAGGACTATTTCACCCTCAGCACCCGCGTGTCGTTCATGGCAATGGGATGGGGACAGTCACCGCGCGGAGTCAAGATGGACGAGGTACGCCCGGACGTATTGCTCATGGATGACTACGATACCGACGAGGAATGCCGCAACCCGGAGACTGTGAACAACAAATGGAACTGGTTCGAGCAGGCGCTGTTCTTCACCCGCTCCATCAGCGAGGCGCTGCTTACCGTCTGGACGGGGAACGTCATTGCGAAGGACTGCTGCGTCTCACGTGCCGGCAACAAGGCAAGGGAACTGGCCGCAAGGGAGAAGCCCATCGGAAACTGGGACATCATCAATATACGCATGGTGGATATAGGCAAGCCAGATCCGCAGGCGGATTACCAGTTCGGAACGTCCGTATGGCCGGAAAAGAACACCGAGGAGACGATAGACGAAGTACTGGCACAGGTGAGCCTCGCCAGCGGGCAGAAGGAGTGTTTCAACAACCCGGTCGTGGAGGGTTCCTACTTCAAGGAGATACGCTGGGGAGAGTGCCCGCCCATAGGCAAGCTCAAGTATATTGTCAGTTACGGGGACCCGGCACCGAGCAACACCACCGGCAGGAAGGCGAAGAAGAACTCCTTCAAGGCGAATTTTCTCATGGGGCTGTATGAAGGTACGCTCTATGTTTATACCGGCTATCTGCAGCACGTCACCAACGATGAGTTCGTAAACTGGTACTACTACCAGCACGACTACGTGAGGGAACGGGCGCAACAGCGCAACTATATAGAGAACAACAAGCTCCAGGACCCGTTCTACCAGCAGGTGTTCGTGCCGTTGTTCCTCGCCAAGGGAAAGGAGAAAGGTTATTATATCAACATCTCGCCCGACGGTCGCGACAAGCCCGACAAGTTCGTACGCATCGAGGGAAACCTGGAACCGTTGAACCGTGCCGGACGCCTGGTATTCAACGTCCGTGAAAGGGACAATCCCCACATGCAGCGCCTGGAAGAGCAGTTCCGTCTCTTTGATGACGGGCTGCCTGCGCCTGCAGACGGACCGGACGCTATCGAGGGGGGGTATTACATGTGCCAGCAACTGAACGCCCATATGGAAGCCGGAAGCTACTGGATAGGAAGACGCCCCCATAATAAAAAAAGAATGTGACAAACCATTAAAAATGAACATATATGGCTTATTTGGAAATCGAGGAAATGACAACCCATATCTATGAGGAGGATATGGATACCATCAGCCATGGCGATGACGCGGCGATGATGTCGGCCATAGACGCCGCCATAGAGGAGGTGCAGGGATATCTTACCAAGTACGACACGGGAAAGATATTCGCCGCCAGGGGAAAGGAACGCAATCCCATATTGCTGCTTTTTGTAAAGGACATAGCCGCCTGGCACTTCTGCAATATCTGCAATGCGGGCGTTGACATGGAAATGCGTGAGAAACGTTACGACCGTGCGGTGGAGTGGCTCAGAAACAACCAGAACAGACAGAATCCCAACCTGCCTGCCGCACCATCCGCCCATACCGAAAGATGCCCTCTCCACGGGGAAATAGCGTTCGGAAGCAACAGAAAACGTGACAACCACTTTTAAACGGAAACCTTATGACAAACAGGAAGAGAAAAAAACGGCAGGCAGGCGCTGTGCCCAAAAAGATTGTGACACCGGTATATAATCAGATACTGGTGCAGCCCGTGCATAGGGGAATAAACGATATAGGCACATGGAAAAGCGCACTCAGGGCGGCTGACATGGGGCTGCGCAGCAAACTGTACGACCTGTATGAGGATATCCTCATGGACGGGACTGTGACGGATGCCATCGGCAAACGCATAGAGGCGATAACCGACTGCGACATTAACTTTACGGTAAACGGGAAGGAAGTACCCCGGATAACGGAGCTCATAGACACCGTGGAGTTCGAGAACCAACTGAAAGAGATCATGTGGAGCCTTTTCTGGGGAATATCCGTAGACGAATATTCTTTCGTGAACGGGTTCGACTTCAACAGTATCCCGCGCAAGCACATACGGCCCAAAGAGAAGCTGATACTGCGGCGCCAGTACGATACGGACGGAATCAGTTACAGCGATGACGGCATGATCATACAGTGGGGAGAGGATGATGATCTGGGCCTCTTGCTGAAAGTGGCTCCCTATGTGATATACAAGCGCGGGGGATTCGGGGACTGGGCACAGTTCGTGGAACTCTTCGGAATGCCGCAGCGCATAGGAAAGTACAATAGCATGGACGAACAGAGCAGAAGGCTTCTCATACAGGCGTTCGAGGAAGCCGGTTCGGCGCCATACATCGTCATCCCGAAAGAGAGTGACGTGGAACAGACAACTCTCAGCGGAAGCAGCAACGGCGCGCTCTACAACGATTTCCGCAATGCCTGCAACGAGGAGATACTCATAACCGTACTGGGACAGACCATGACCACCAGGGACGGTGCATCGCTCTCGCAGAGCAAGGTGCATATGGAAGTGCAGGAGAAGAAGCACCGCAGCGACCGCCGCTTCGTTATACGCATGCTCAACAAGTATTTCGTGCCGTTGCTCGAAAGTCGGGGATATCCGGTGCATGGCGGCAAGTTCTCGTTCGTGGACAAGAAGGACGAAATCACGGTGAACGACCTGAAGACGCTTTCCACCATGATTCCCATACCCCGCAGTTACGGCTATGAGAAATATGGTATCCCGGAACCGAAAGACGGCGAGGAAATATTTCTGGGGACACCAACCCAAACGGATGGCGCTGCAAAGGTCAGACCGGGAAAGCAGGATGCCCCCCCGCATGATTCTATAAAAAACAAGGATGAACGTACACTGTGGGAACGGGTGAGGTCTTTTTTCGTAGCAGCCCCGCATCCGGGCGGGGCTGGCACAATCCGCATGAGTGACACAGCCTCGCTGGATGAAAGACTCATCGCTGCCGTATGGAACGGTGAACTGACCGGTTTCAGTCCGGAGCTTTTCCGGTTCTTTGCCGAAGACTTTTTAAAGGCTGTCCGAACGGCATTTGAAGAAGAACCGAGAAATGCCGATGTGGGCGTGGCCTACAAATTGTCGGATGACTTGTTCCGTATGGCGATGGAGCAGAACCTGTTCCATTTCTCCGCTGCCAAGACGCTGGCGGAGATACAGGAACTGAACAGGCTCTTCCGGGAAAGCGGGAGCTTTGGTGAGTTCCACCGCAGGGCAAAGGAAGCCACTGAAGTATTCAACAGGACCTGGCAGAGGACGGAATACGAAACGGCGGTACTCACAGCCGAGGGTATGTCCACCTACCGGAAATTACGGACGAAGAAAAAGGTATATCCTTTCTGGGAGTACCTGACGGTGAACGACGGCAGGGTACGTGAAGAACACATGAAACTTCATGGGGTCATCCTGCCTGAAAACGACCCGCGGTGGAACAAAATATATCCGCCGCTGGGTTGGGCCTGCAGGTGTCTCGTGACCGGACGGATGAAGCACCAGGTAAAGGTCGATCTTGAAGAGATGCGCCGGCGTGTGGACGGCTTCCTGAAAACGGTCGAATGGAAAAAGGCCGAGGCGCAAGGCTGGGGAGTGAACCGCTGTGACTCGGCGCAGGTATTCACAGCCGACCAGATGTACATCCGCAAGTTCCCGCAGCAGGCTTCCTCCTATCTGAAGGACATGACAGCCGAACGCTGGAACCTGCCCGGGGTACAGGCCATGAAGAGGGATGCTTCCGGGAATATCCCTGCCAGTGAGCGGAGTGAACAGGAGGTATGGGAAACATACGCTGAAGACGGAAGAATTGTGCTGACGGATTACGACGGCCGGAAAGTGGTTGTCGAAAAGAGACAGTTCGACAGCCATACTGCAGGCAAGGGACGGGACAACCGCATAAAATACTGGGATGCCATGCTGGAAACCCTGCACGCCCCGGACGAGGTGTGGCTCAACGATGAGATAAAGCATGACCTGCTCGACACCTATTGTCTGTTGAAATACTACAACGACGAGGTTCTGGCCGTAAACTACCGGATAGAGGGGGAAAAACTGGTGCTGAAGACCTGGTATGTCATGCAGACACGCACACCGGGAAACCGGAAGGTAAACCTTAAAAAGGAGATATGGGACAAACGCCGCAGAGGGCTGCTGATAAAAAAGCGTCGGAGTGCATCCTCGCCTCCGTCCGAACCGTAAAGGTGAAACGATCCCGTCGCTTCTCCGCCCGTCCGGATTGGATAGCCGGTCTTGCACTCCTTCTTGGGGCTGATCCTGCCTGGCGCTGTCGATTCTCAGACCTTGCAAATCCCCCTTGCACCCCCGGGGTGTTGGATACGTGTTGTCTCCCCGTCAGGACAGGACTTCGATGCAAATATAGCCATTTTAAAACGTAAGGCAATGGATTTTGGCAAGGAATTGGAACAAAGGGTGAAAGAGGCCATGGAGGCGGTGCCCGAGGCGGTGGCTTCCACGGCGAAACGGTATTTCCTGGAACGTTTCTCCGAAAAATCATTTGACGGTGAGCCGTGGCCGCCATGGAGTAAAAGATACAGACCCGGAAGGGGGACGCTGCTTGTACAGAGCGGAGCCCTGCGCAAGAGCATCGACATAGACGGAATCAGCGCCCGCAAGGTGGTCATTACTGCCGGTGGTGACAGGGTGCCGTATGCACGTGCCCATAACGAGGGGTTCTCCGGCAGCGTAGTGGTTCCTTCCCACAGCCGCACCGGCAGGAAAGGCAAACAGTACGTTGTAAAGCAACACACCCGGAAGGCTTTGATTCCCCGGCGGCAGTTCCTGGGCGAAAGCCGGGAACTGAACCGCATATTAAAGAAAGATATCGGACAACTGTTTAAAAACATCATGGAACAATGAAAAAAGAAATTCTCAAAGCGGTCATGGACCGCATACGTCAGGAAGTGCCGGCACTGCGCTGGGTGGATGCCGACGAAGGACAACTCGACTTTTCGGACAGCCGACCGCCCGTGGCCTTCCCCTGCTGCCTGGTGGAACTTTCCTACCCCGATGCGGACAACATCGCAGCCGCACACGCGTCGGTACAACGTGTAGAGGCCGCTGTAAACCTGAAGATAGGTTTCAATGACTGCGCCTCGTTCAATGCAAACAAACCCGTGGCCGTCCAGGATGTGGCGTTTGCGCGCATCGATTTCCTGGAGGATATTCACAAAGCGTTGCAAGGCTACCGCATGGACAACTGCAGCAAGTCATTCCGGCGCAAGAGCTGCCGGCCGCAGAAACGACCGGACGGGCTGAAAGTATACGAGGCTGTATACATGGCGGAGTTTATTGACAGAATATGATTTCTACCACTTCCAGCAGGGATACATCCGCTGGAGCTGGCGTGCCGTGGTGTGGGTGCTGCAAAGGTGCTCGAAGAACTCGGAACATTCGAGCCAGGCGTTGTTGATCGTACGCTCGTCAACGAAGAACTCCTTCTCCGCAAGAATGACAATCACATCGTCAAGACGGCGGCGCATGATTTCACGCCAATAGTAAAGACGAGCCGTCATCACACGGTTGCGCAGCCGGATACGCTCACTGCGGCTGGAAGCCGTACGGCGTAGCGGAGTGGTCGAAAGCTTGCCGCACTCGCCGTTGAAACCAAGAGGATTGCCCGGAAAAAGTTCTAACTGATTGCCCATACCCCAAAAACATCAATCGTTACCATAAATACCCTGAAAACCTGATACAAAGATAACAATAACGGCATATATACACAACAAAGGCCGCCATATTAATCATACGGCGGCCTTTCGAGGATTCATCGGCGTGTCTTCAACCTCATGGACAGCATGGCCTTGTCCCACAATATCAGAAAAGCATCCCAATAATCCTGAAAGCTGAAATTGTACCAGCTCATTTGCAGATACCACATCGGCAGATAGGCTATGAATATGGCGAACCATAAAGGGATAAGCAGCCAACGAAGTACCAGTCTTGTTCTGTTCATTATACGTCAGTTTTAAAACCGATACCGATAGCCTGCAATCTTTTTAAGGCTTGTTTCTCATAATCTTTTTTAAGTTTCTCACTGATCTTATTTTCCCAGCAATCCACACAAAAAGGTCCATCGGGAACATTATAGCAACCACCTTTTATCGGCTTCCCACATTTCTTGCATTGTAACTCATTATCCATTGGGTTCATATCTTATCAGTTATACTCCAATTATCTCATCATTGATACGAAATATGCTATCACTCACAAAATCGTATATCTTATACATAAGTTCTGGTTCTTCTTTTTCCGGAGAATAAACCATCACTTTTTTGCCTGCACCTTTCATCCATCCGGCTTCTGTATTGGCTGACCGACCACAAGGAAGAACCATTACGCACACATCAGCCCATTGCATACCATTGAAATCAGAATTAAATCCTTTTTGTGCAATCGGATGATTGAGAGCTTCTCTGTATTGTTCTGTTGTCCATTGCTGCCAATTAGGATCTATATCAGACCATTGAAAACCACCATTGCCATGAGGGGGATTCCTAAAGTCATATACTTCGTGACCTTTATTTCTGAGAAACGATACAACATCCTGTTGATATGAGTTTCTCCAACTACTTGCTACATAAATCTTTGCCATACACTATAAATTTTATTTTAAAATTATTATTTTTGCATCGTTGTTGTACTTGTGGCCGAATGGATAAGCTCCATCTGACAAATGGATATGTAGGTTCAAATCCTTCCAAGTACGATTATTGTCAAATTAAATATTGATAAAAATATGACACCACTACTATTAAGTATAGCAGCTGGGGTTATTTCAAAATTATTATCAAATTATATTACCAAAAAATATCAGAAAACAACCCCGGCAATAATATACAACATCACCAATATAAACTATTATGGAGACGTTCAAAACGTTTATCTTGGCAGGGTTGAAAAATAATTTTTTGGAGGGAGCGGGTTTTTCCCGCTTCCTTTTTTATTCATTTCTTTTTTATATTTGAGTTATTTTCTTATTCATTTTTGAATTGCCTTTAGTCAACCCGATATAGCCTGCATCCCGTCTTCTCCTTCGCCCTGAGCAAAAAGCTGGCGGCCTCGTCACTGTCAACCACCAGTTTGATGGCGGTAAGCCCTTCCGTTTTGGGCTTCTGCAGAAGCAGGGAGTAGGGCTGGTCATAATAGTTCCAGTAGAAGATGAAATCCGCCACATGGAAATTGTCTATCTGGACAATGTATTTTACGGGAATACGCATAAGACTTCAGTGATTAAATGTTGTTTGAATTCCCTCTGAGGCAGGGTTTCACTTCCCCGTCCGGTACCCAGTCCACCGTAACGATGCCCTTCACTTTGCCAGTGCCGCCACACTTGGGGCAAGGGACCAGCTCCGTGTCCTTTTCCGTGATGTCTCCCTGGAAATAGCCGTTGCCTTGACAATATCCGCAGGAATGGCCTGGGAATACTCCGACGGTCTCCCGTCCCGTTCCGAAGAGGGGCGCCGTTACCAGCACCCCGCTCTGTTTCTTGCTCATGGTTTGTTCTGTATTAAGTTCTTTTTCTCCTTTCATAATTCCAGCCGTTCAGTCTGTACACCTCGCGCCGTGCCTCTTCCCTGGTCGGATATTCATTCACCTTGGTGCCAAGAGTGGATGTCCTCGGAGGGAAGCTGTCACCCTGACGGTAGGTGATATCGAGATACACCGCCCAGCACCGACCGCGGGGACGGTACCGGTAACAACGATGTATCTCCCTCATCTCACTGCTCAACCGCATCACTCTCCTTTTTAGGCTCCACATAGAAGGTCTCTTCCTGCACCACCTGCACACCGATCTTCGGGAAATAGGATACCACGTCAGGATTCTCACGGTCAGCCAGCAGTCTGTCCTTGGCAAGCTCCTCACTGGTGCGGATATACTGTGGCAAAAGCTCCTTGCATAAATTCGTCACTGCCGCCCAGGTGAACCCCTTCAGGTTCTTCAGCTTCGGTGTGCCGGTACGGAAACCGAATACGCCATGGGCGCTCTCCAGGCTTTTCTTCCTGGAGAACAGTTCTTCCTTGTTTTCTACGGCGTATGCCTGCATGATGTCGAAGTTCTTTTCCTTCGTGGCAGACAGTTCTGCCAGCTGGTCCGCATACTTCTCGCGGATACGGGTCATCTCAAGGTCCATTTTTGAGGTGAGGTTCTGTACTTTGGCATCGGCCGCCGCAAAATCTGCGAAGGCCTGCTCTGCCTGCTCGCGGCTGATACCGCTGACTACTGTTTTCTTTGTTCTTGCCATAATTCTTGCTCTTTTGATAGGGTTAATAATTTAATAGTTGATTTTATTTTTCTGCTGCTTGCTGGCATTGCGGTAATAAGCCCTGTACTCTTCTGTTTTCGTAGGGTCCTCCAATTGCCGGAGTTCCCGGTCGATGTTGTCGTAACGCACCAGCTCCGCTCGGTATTCGTCCAGCAGGCGGTCGTACTCGATAGGTCTCAAGGCGGTAATACCCGCCATCAACCGGTCCTGCAGGTCACAGATACGGTCTGCACAGACTTCGAGACGGGACGCCAGCCGTTCACGGCGTTTGTTTCTGTCTACGATATGGACCATTGGGATATATTGATTATTATTATCTACCATCTCATCTCCTCCCCTTTTTTATTGTGATAAAATTCTGCACAACCGGAGCGGCGGCAAGCTCACTCCTGCTGTAATAGACCAGTCCAGCTTTGCGGTATCCGGTAATGTAACCCTTACGCTGCCAGGCATTCAGCGTCTCACGGCTACATCCTATAAGCTCTGTAGCATCTTTCTGGCCGATATAGTCCGCACGGTTCGTATCCGGCAATTTCTGGTATTCGGCACGTTGGCGGCGTTCTTTCAACAAATCCTCCACAAAGCCTTCCAACTGCGTGACCTTACGCTTCAGAGCCTCAAACTCCCGTACACTGACTGACTGGCGCTCTTTGGGCTCAGGTCTGTCAACCGTCACCGGATATCTGTCCGCATCGGGTATCAGCTCTTCCAGCGATAATCGCCCTGCGGCAAAACGGGCGGCGTCACGGCAGGCATAAAACACGGTCTCGTCCTTGTCTTCCTCCGGAACAGAAGCTACGTAGGTGGCAAACACCTGACTCTCATTATGCCCGTTTTCCAGCACCTCGGCCTGGAGCAGACTGATTTTATCCCCTTTCATGCGGAGAATGGTAATTCCTTTCTTTATTTCCTGTTTCTTTCTCATTGTATCAATCCTTTTTAAGTTTCCTTTCCTCACGGCGCATCCACGCCTCCAGCTGTTTCTTGGTGGCCTGGAGCTCCCAAAGCCTCATGCTTGTAATGTCCTTATGCGCCTTGCTGTACTTACGTGCCCAGATGTTCAGCTTCGCCACGTTCATGCGGTATTCCTCCTCACTGTCGCTGGTAAACCCCTGGTTCAGCTGGGGAATCTGGAACGAAAGACGGTAGATGTCCCGGAATACATTCCTGGCTTCTGCCATCTGCATGGCCCGTGCCTTGTCGTCCGTCGGGTTCAACCGCTCCAGCAGCTGCCGCGCCTCACGCATCGTCAGTTCCCGGCTGCTTTCCGTACGGCCGGAAGTGAACTCGTAGATGCAGCCGTGGCGGGCCTCGTCATCCATGCCGATACGGTGGAAGGTGGCGTGCAGGGCTTTAAGCTGCTGGGCGCTGATAGGTTTGTTGGCAGTCGTTCTCATGGCTCATTACATATTACATTCTCCCCAATATCTTGCCGCCTCTTCCGGCCAGATGTCATAGTAGCCTTTCGGACCGATGAAGCGTCCCTTGCTGAAAGCCCGGTAGCCCTCGACGTAGATTTTCAAAGACGCGTCAAACATCACGCTCTTGCCACTGCGTCCGGTAGGCAGCCTGCCACTGGCATGGCTGATAAAAATCATCAGCTTGTTACGGTGGCGTTCTTTGAATTCAATATACTGCCGATAGGTCATCTGTGTGTATTGGAAACTGTCTATCACCACAAAATCTGGTGATTTCTGACGTTTCAGACGCAGGCTGAGCTGCTCGATGCTTTCATTGTCGATAAGCAGAAAGCGACGGTTGACCTCCATCATGCCAAAGCGGCGGAGTGTGTCCTGCATGGTGAGGCAGGCACCTTCTTCCATACTGTTATAGGCCACACGGCCGAAACGGCAGAGATACTTGCAGAGCTGCATCACAAATGAAGTCTTTCCGTTACCGGAGTTCCCCCACACAAACCAGACACCCCGACGCTCGGGGGTGCCGAAAGCGTCATGCCACACCCCCTCAAAGTCCAGTGTGTCAAACTTCATGGAAAGCATCTCACGTACCCCCTTGGCATTACGTTCAAAAGTCTCACTCATTACTCTGCCCCTCCTTTCTGCTGCTCGGCACGGCGCTTCTGCGCATGTATCACCCGTTTCACACGGCGCAGGTCATTGTCACTGGTTTCAGCATCTTTCAGCACACGTCTTATCTCGGCTTCACCGGTCAGCCCGTTGGCCTGACAGATGGCATACACGTCATTGCGGCTGGTGGCGTTCAGGTCGAAGAACTTGCGTCCGATGCGGCTGTTAATTTCCTTGTAGCCTTTCTTGTTGTATCTCAGCCCGTTGTCCACACGCCGCTTGATATAGTCGGTACTCATGAACACGATACCCGCGCGTCCTTCCAGGCGGTTGTAGATGCTGATGAAGTAATTCAATACACAGTCCGTCAGCTTGTCCCCCTCATCGAAGATGAGCAACGGGTTCTGGAGAAAACCGATCATACCGAGTGCATAGTCCAGCATGTCACGCAGGTTGCTGGTGCTGTCGGTAGGCGCGCCCACCTGCTTGGCTATCTCGCGCACAAAATCGCTGCGTTTCATATCTTCCGAGCAAAGGATATAGAACACGTTGCGGTGTGTGCGACGGAACTCTATGGCGGCAGTGGTCTTGCCGCATCCGGCATCGCCCACCATCCAGGTGACATTCTTGTACATCTGGGCGTCGGCCAGCACGTAGGTGGCGAGACGGAAGTTCTCACTCTCGCAGATGGTCCAATGCTCGAAGCTGAAACCTATCTGCGCCGCTATGCGGCTGAACATGTCGTCGGAGATGCTTTCGTACTTGGTGTTCAGAATCTGGCTCACCACAGCCGCACTGACACCCTGCAGGCTCTCGCTGGCGCGGTTGCGGCTGGGAAAGTTCTCACAGTAGGCCATCAGTGCGTCGCGAATGGCATCCTTGTCTTGTTTGGTTAGTCCTTTCATTCTTGAATGGTATTTAATTGGTTATTGATTGCCGTTTAAAATCTGTCCAGTGCCAGCTCGTCCAACGTCATGTTGGAGAGTGCCTTGGTATATTCCCCCATAGTGGAGTAATCGGTTTCCGTGTCCGCTTCGGCCTCCTCCCGCTTCTGTTTTTCCGGCAGGGAAAGAGGAATATGGAGCTCGCCACGGTCATGCCTTTCACGGTATCCGTCCATCTTATTCTTGCTGAGGTTCTTAGGTTTGGGAGTGGAAAGACCGAAGAGCTCGGCTGCGATACGTTCGTCAAGGTCGAAACGCTCGCCTTCCAGCTGGATGGCGGCCATGGTCTCCTTGTTCCGGTCGATGGTTTTCCGCATGAAGCTGCTCTCTTCCGGTGTGCGCTCCTGCGTGGCGCGGCTGACAGTGACCTTAGGAGTGGCGGTGGCACTGTACTTGGCACCGGTGGCGGTATTCCGCCATAGCTCCACGCGGGTCATGTCCATAGGATCATACATCACGGTGAACTCGCGTCCGGTATTGCGAAGCGCCCATGCCTCGTCACGCAGGCCGTCGGCGGCATATACGTCATAGTGGTATTTCCGTTTGTCTATTTCAAACTGAAGTCCGTAGTTGGTATAGGTCACGGCTTTGGGATGGCACAGCCAGAACATACGCATCATGTCAACCTCCGTAACGGGTTGGGCCTCGGGATTCCCGCTCATGCGGTACATCTCCATGTGTGGAATACCGGTGGCGAAGTGCTTTTCCTCATTGTTCCATCTGTCACGGCATTCCTTATAGATTGTTTTCAGTTCCTCGAGCGTGGGAAGTGCGTAGGCGTTCTCCTCTATGAATTCCAGGTTGGGCTTGCTGTTCAGTTTCTTGGCGTTCACGTTCTGTCCCGTGAAATGCCAGATGGCATGAAGGACTTGTGCCTGGAAACGGTAGAAGGCATTCTCTATGGTCTTGGACTGTCCGTTATAGGGCATCGTGGGACGGTGGAGTACCGTAAGGCGTTGGAAGAATCCCGCGGCGTCGCCTTTCTTGTGTCCTCCCTGGTTGTCGGTCACTATCTCGTAGGGACGGCTGCCGGAAACTTCCACGGCCATGCGGTAGGCACGATACTGGCAGTCGAAATTCTCGTTCGGGGCGATGTCATATCCAAGCAGGGTCTCGCTATAGGCATCCATCACTTCATATACGCCGGTGGTGCACATCTTGCCCTGTTCATTCCTGTAGTAGAGGTTCAACTTGGTACCGTCGCCATACCACAAGGCATCGCGCATCTGCGGGAGGCTGGTCTTCATCAGACTGGTGTACTTGGCTTTCCATTTCTGCATGCCATGTACCGCCGCATACCACATAGGCATCACGGCAGGGTCGTTGAGATAGTTCTTCACGGTGGTGGGCGACTTGATGATGTTCAGGCCGCGCTCCACCGCCTGGCGGTTGTATTCGTCGAAAATCTGCGCCTCCGTATAGCGGGGAACGATGCTGCGGCGGAGCTTCAGCAACAGCCGCGCCACTTCGGGAACCACCACGCGTGCCGCCTGGTTGCCCGTGTTCTTGTTGACAAGGGCGGCGTAGCCGATCTTTTTATAAGCGTTGAATTTTTCGCGGAGACGGGTCTTGGGCAGTGTGTGTCCATAGTGTTCACGAAGCTTCTCACATGTACCTTGCACCGTTTCCCACACGATGGACTTGCGGCTGTAACCGCACTTGCTATGCAAGGCTCCGGTCTCTTTCTCCACACGGACCAGCTCGTTCATCACCTCGGCATTCAGCACATATTCGGCCTGGCGTTCCAGAGAAATGGCGGGTTGGTAGGTCCTATAGAATTCTACAGCCCTGCTGTCACTGCGGATAATATTACTCATTAATTGTTCTTTCATTTCTTCCAAAGCATTGGGATAAAGTCTGTCGTATGCCTCACGAATAAGGGCGGGAAGACTGGTGTAGTCTATGAGAGCGTAGGAACCGGCCCCCTTACCGGGACGGACAACCCGGATCTTGCCCTCACGTACCTTCTTTTTGTAATTTGGTACACTCAATATCCTTCCTTGCGAGACCAGCTCAGGAAAAGTGACACACCTTATTTTACCGTACATTTCCATAATCAGAAACTTTATACTTTTCAACATTGTGCAAGCCCCGGCATCGAACCGGGGAGTCGGCCACTTCCGCATGGCAAGGGAAGTTCCGGACTTGCCGAACAAGCTGTTCCTAAGCTGTTTCGATATCCGTCTTATCCGGCATACAAAGCGATATCGCCACGATGACCGATAATACGATGATTACAAACGCATTGCGGCTGTCCGCATCCGTTGCGTCAACATTGGTTCCCAGCCACATGCCATAGGTCATGCCCACGGCTACGGCAATCTTCTGAATTGTTCTCCAGGTTTTCATGTCTTGTAAAGGTTAAGAGTTTTGTTCTATGAATTCATCGATCTCGTAATATACCGTGAGTCCCTCCGGCAGCATGACCGGTTCCACCGGGTCATCCACATCGGAATATTCCACGTCGAAACATACACGGCCGTCCTCGGCAAATACGATAGCGTTATGCTTCGCCATCAGATCCCGCAGCTCAAGCAGGAAATCCGTTTCTTTATCTGTCAATTTTCTATTCATATCTTTTTTCTTTGATTTCAATTGAAAAATCTATCCCTATTCATCCCGAACCGGGATAGTTTCGCTACATTTGTAGCTGTCTAACTAATACTAACTCTTAATTCAACCATTATGAGTCTAAAAAAGAATCAATGGCGGGTAAATTGCGGCATCGTCTATAAAGATGCCGGGGAAATACCTTTTTGCCGAATCTTTGTCCACGAGTTGCTGACCTCCATCGCCATCACGCTGAAACTGGAATATGCCATCGTTGAGGATTTTTCCGGATTCCCCGTTCCTGAAGGAGAACACTCCGAAACGAAATCTGAATTCTGTATGGACATTTTCTGCTTCCGTGCTTTTGAACGGACAGAAATACCGATAAAGGATTTCCGGTTGCTCATCGACAAGCTGTTCTCACATTCATCCGTAGTTTTAGGCAACAGTTTCAGCGTAGCCCGCATCTTGCAAAAACATCTGAAGGAAGTTCCTTTCCCCGAAGAGTTTTGCCGTCCTCTTTCTTATCCGTATGTGGAACGCCACAATGGGAAAAGTAAAACTCTCTGTGTGACAGGGGCAAGCTATCAAGGGGTATCAGATGACTTGCGGCAAAAGAATGCGAACTGAAATGGTTTGCATTCTGCTGTTGTTTTTTCTCTTGCATATCCATACCATTATAAAGTTACCGTATCATTAGCTATCACCGCCTTCACATTCCCATGAGAGTCCAACACCTTCACAGTACGCTTGGCAGAGTCCGTCACATCAATAATCTCCACCAACTTACCACCATTGATTAGGGCAGCTTCCCTAATTTTTGTAGCCTGTACGCTGTTACGTTTGAAGTCAAGCGCATAACACACACTGCGGTGTGTCACATTGAACATCCGGACAAGTTTCTCTTTGCCTGAAGCACTCAGTTCAATCTTCTTTCTGATTTTGTTCTCCATATCTAAATTCTGATTAAAATAATTCTTATCTTTGGGGCTGTTCTGCTTGAACACGGTGCAAATCTAAGTGATAATTTTCAACCACGCAAATAAACGCGTGATAATTTTCATCTATATGGGTAATATTTTATCAAGAATTCAAGAAATAGCTGTAAAAGAGGGGATAACTATCACTGCTATGGAACGTAGTATTGGTGCCAGTAAAGGCGTATTATCAAGAGCTATAGCCAATGGTACTGACATTCAATCTAAATGGTTACAAAACATAGTTGAAAATTATCCCTTATATTCTGCAGATTGGCTTATCACAGGACGTGGCTCTATGCTCCGTCACGAGCCAACATCCACTAATTCCGCTCCTACAGCGTCGTTGTCTATCAATAATGATTTTGTTTCAATCCCACTGGTGGACATCTCTGTTGCAGCAGGCTGCTGTGGCTACGATAACCCCGATTATTTGGAAGTAGTAGATACCATAAAAATGCCTTCATCCATGGTGCGTAATAGTGAGAAATACTTCTGCGTCCGCATCAAAGGAGAAAGTATGTCACCTACATTATTGGATAGCTCCTACGTTATCGTGAGATTACTCGACCGTTCTGAATGGCAGGACATGCCTGACCAACACATCTACGTCATTAGTGACACTGATGGGCGTTCATATATCAAACGCATCAAGAACCGATTTCGTCAACATGGGTTTCTCGTTTGCATGTCAGATAATGTAGATAAAATCAATTACCCCAATTTTAATTTGGAAGCTCAGGAGATAAACACCATACTTCATGCTGAATGGTATTTCAGTGCAAAAATGCCGAATCTGAATGAAACATATTATGATAAAGTTAATCAACTGGAAGATGATATGGATGTAATGAAAGGACAGATGGTACAGATACAGCAATTGTTGCGTGCTATCAATGTGAAGTAAGGCGGCATCCGTAAGTCTTCTAAATAATAAGTAATAATCAATAAGATGAACAAGCCAAAACATAAACGCACATACAATCACATGTTTTTTAAGGAGACAGAGTCACACCTATATGATATGAATGATCATTTTTGGGCACTTGTGGATGATATCTGTTCTCGAAATCCGAATATAGAAGTCAGCGTTGAAGAATTTCTGGTAAAACCTGTTCATGTTTCCGGTTTTGCAGAGGATGTCCGATTTTTCTGTGACTGCAGTAAATTACTAATGGATTTACAACAGGTTTACCTGAAGTATTACTACCTTGTGCCTCTTCAATTAAAGGAGCCATATAAGGAAACAGATGAGATATTCCAGGATGTGCCGGAGCGTACATAG